AACAGTCCTATCACCAATACCTTGTATGTCAAAGATACTGCTGTAATTTGGTGTATTAGTTGTAGCAATAAAGTATGGAAACAACTGTAGTCTTGACCGTCTATATATGCCTGGTGGCTTGCCTTGGTTGTGTGCAGGTGTACCTATAAAGAATCCACCACGAGCATTACCACTTATTCCTTTTGTAATTCTCTTTAATGTTGCTCTTGTAACGTTACCATGTCTATCTTTTTTCACGAGTGATGTAGGTTGGAAGTAACTGTTAGATGGTATAGTTCCATCATCTTTTAGTCCACCAAAATATAGTTCAAAGCCTTTAGGTGGTCGTACACCACCCTTTGCGCCATATCTTAAGTATCTTGCTCTGTTCCTACCTTCTTGATCATTTGCGAAGATGTGTGTTACGAGTGCAGTCTTTTTAGCCTTGTCTACTAAAAAAGCACCCTTGCCAGATGTGAAACGTGTGGGTACATTAAATGAACCTTTAGTTGCATTTTGTAAATTATCTTTTAATTTAAATGCTGTTGTATTTAATGCTTCTTTTGTAGCATGTGGCAACTGCTTTTTATTGTTGTTAATAAACCTTTCAAACCTTTTAAAATCTTGATCTATTGATAGTTCTATTGCCATTAGAAAGGTATTGTGGCTGTCTCTTCTACTCTAGCCTTTATGTTATGTGGATAGTCAAAATCTGTAACAGAAAAATTAACTTTAGATGCAGGCATTTCCTCTTTAGTCATGTAATTATAAATACCTGTAACTTTGCCATGTACTGTAACTTTTAAACCTTTTTTGTAACTATCTACAATTGATTGCCATGCCTTACCGAATATTGTGCAGTTTATATATGTTGTTTCTTCTTTATTATGGTTTACTGCAATAGTAAATTTTGCAGCATCATAAGCACCTATTTGTGCGTATTCAGCGTCACCTACAAGGTTGCCTGTAATTGTGGAATTAAACATTGTGTTTAGTTAGATAAGTTGCTATCAGGTTGTTAATACCTGATGAGTAGGAAAAGTTATTAGCTTTACAAAAGTCTCTAAATGCTTTGTAATTAACAGGCGTAAGCTTTGATGATACAAGAAAACGATTCTTCCAGTTAGAGGCAGCAACATCAATAGGTCTGTTTTCAAGTGGTTTGTTAGGTTCATCAATCATTTGTTAGCGGCAAGCCATTCTTCTATAAAGGTAACGTGTTTTGGCAATGTTATATTTTCAGATAACTTTTTGTTTCTATTAAAGTCAAACTCTATGTATAGTGCATCAGCTAATGTGTTGTATAACTTAGGATCTTTGACAATCAATTCACCTACTATTCTTAAGTAATACTTTTTAGTTTCTGTATCTAATATTGTAGGCATACCTACCGCTTTATTTTTGTTTATAGGTGTTACCTTATCTGCTGTAGGGTTTGCAAAGTCTCCATCATTATCAGGAATACCTGCGTTTAATCCTAGTATTGCTAACAAAGAATATCTACGACAATAAGTTATAGCCCCACCTTCCTGATGCATTGGGTTGCCTCTACCTCCTGTATTTACAGGTAACAACATTTCAGAGGTTATAGATTCACCAGATGTATGTAATAGGTTTGTAATTAATATATTTTTATTATCTTCTACTTTTGTTGTATGTACTACAGCTAAACCATTAGCAGCTAATGCAGGGTTAACAGTAGAAAGCACTGTAGATAGATCAGCAAACTTGCCATATTGTGCAGTATCTTTTTCTTCTATAGTGCCTACTTGTTGTATAAACTTACATAAGGCTGCTGTTATTTCTTTAGTCATAAATTCTCTTATATGTTTCTTCTAAATCTTTAGCAATTTTTTTTGATACAGAATCAACTCCTGTAGAACTTTTAAAACTTGCTGCTTGTGCTTTATGGCTACTAATTGCATAGTTAAATGCAGTTTGTATTTTATAGTAATCAGATCTTAGAATTGTCAAAGTAACGTAATCTTTATCTTGCGTTAGCATATTTTACTAAATATATTTGCCTTAGTATAGCTATGGTTTACCCTTATGGCAATCATGGTTGTTTATAAATTGTCTTAATCGTTCATTATCTGCTATTACTTCTGCCAGAAGTTCATAAGGGTCATTTATCCCTGCTAACTCTGTTCTTAGAGTTTTTATACGTCTATTATGTTTAGCTAATGTACAAGACATTGCATTAGTAGACTTTATGAGCTAACGATAACATATATATAGTGTTTGTGAAGTTTTAATACAATCTATGTAGTGTTAAGTTGTTTTACTGTTCTGTTCATGTTCCATTGTGGTACAAACTTAGTCAATTTATTACCCACTTATGACCAAAACTAGACCAATTCTAGACAGATCTTTAATAGACAAGATTGTAGCTATAAAGCCTAAATACATTACAACTAATGGTTTTATTAACATGCTTTTAGAAGATGCATACAACGATAGGGTTAACAAAAAGGTAAATTTGACAAATAATATAGACTATATATATACAAACAATAAAGAATTAGAAGATAAGGAGCTAGAAAGAAAAGAACAAAAAGAAAAAATTAATAAAAAAGAAAAACAAGAAAAGATAATACCAGATGATTTATTACATTTACAAACTCTTATAGATGACTTTTGGAAGGTTAAAAAAGGTAGTAAATCAATACAGGCATGGAAACAACAGATAACAGAATATAGAAAATTTATACAAAAGTATGGTGAACAGGTACTGAAAGATCAATTAGAACAAGGTATTTTAGATGGCACATGGAAGGGTCTTAAAGTAAGTAATTATGAGCATATTTTAAGGATTACAAAAGCTAAAGCAGCTACATCTGGTTTTATAGAAGAAAACAAACCGCACCCTAACCAGAAGGTTGTACAGTTTGATGAAATGGGGAACTTAATTTAATGGACAGTCTATTTGGTGGTAGTGGCATAAGAACATTACGCAACATGGTTAAAAAAGGTCTTATAAAACCAGAAGATCTAGACAATCCTCCTAGTGGTTGGTTTCTGTCTATGGGCTATGAAAGGGAAAATGGTACTGGTAAATGGAAACGTACAATACGTACAAAAAGTGGTGCAACTTCGTCAATTCCTGTACACAAATTGCCAAAATATAAAAATGTTCTCACAGGTAAAATAACTTTCGATCCTGTGAGGTATGAAAAACAATATTAAAGATATTCTTGTACAAGATCCGTTTGTAGAGTTTTATCCAGAACCGCATAAGTACTACGATTTAAAACGTAAATGCTATGTAGCAAGATCTGTCAGTGATGTTATAAAAACATCTGACTATGTAAGTAAGAACATGGAAGTAGCAGCAGAAAGGGGTACAACTATACATGGTGCTGTGCAGATATGGTGTGAAACAGGTGATAAAGCATTAGCACTAGCATATGCAAAGGATTATGCACATTGGGTAGAGCATCTCATAAATTACAGAATGTGGGACACCTGGAAACCTTTAGTAAATGAGCTAAGAATGATAGATAGAAAAAGAGATATTGCAGGTAGTTGTGATGTTGTTTTACAGCATAAAGAAACTGGTATGCTTTGCCTTGCTGACTATAAAACACAAGAAAAATACAGCAAAAAAAATTATAGTTTACAAATGGGTGGGTATGTTAGTTTGCTTTATCAAAACTATCCTTCTATAAACCTGTTTAGTTGCAGGATAATTTATATAACACCTGATGGCATTAAAACACAAGAATATAACCCTAATGAATGTATGTATGATTATGAACAAGCTAGAAAGTTATATTTTAAAAAATCTACTTAAGTTTATGTGTATGCTCTACATTAGGCGGTGTTATAAGTTCTACATCTGCACATATTCTTGCCATTTCTGTTCCTTCTTTGAATCGTATACCTTGTTTAAGATTGTCTATACAAGTCTTTGCTCTACTCATTTCAAAGTTTAAACGTTTTGCAGCTAGTGATGCTTCATATAATTCATTTTGCTTAACCATAGCTTTTCTACATTCTTTTATAGCCGTTCTATCTAGTGGTATAGAAAAAGTAGCAGTAATACCGCCATTGATAGAAACATTAGATTGTTTTTGTCCTGTTCTTACTTTTTCAAAATATAGTATTTCACCTCTATACCCAACATCTACATCACCATCACCTATAGCTTTATTATCGTCATCAAAGTTTCCTTCTATATCACGCCTTGAATATACTGGCCTATCAAAATGCGATTCATAAGGTGTTGCAAAGCCATATGTGGTAGAGACAAATGGAGATATATTTAATGTTGCACCCTGACAGGTTATAGTGTTCATCTGATACTGAAACTGCCTTGACGGAACCACTTGTACCGCCTGGTTGACGACTGAGCCACTGGAATTACTGGTCGTGTTAACGGAATTAGCAAAAACAGGATTATTAAATAGAAGTAGTAAACATAAATATCTTTTCATTGACTAAAGGTAGATAGCGTATCAGTTACATTTTCTATTTGCGTAGTGCGTTGTATATGAGTGTAGTTTGTAATACCTGGTGTTTCTAAAGTCTCAAAATATTGAAAGCTCTGGCCTTCATTAACTATAGAAAACGTAGGCTTATTATCTAAATTAGGAGAAACATAAGTAGTACCTACACCTTGTACAGTTGTATCTAGTTTTGTCCAACCAGTAGGGGCTACATTACCTGTAGAACTTTTTACGTTCTCACCGCCTATTGTCAGCTGGTATCCATTCCTTATATCAAAGCTTTTTATGTCTTCAACAGTAGTACTTTTAGTCTCACTACGCTGAGTTAGTACACCCTGGTTAAAATTAGGTATAACACTTTGAGCATATACAGGTACGCTAAAAAAACTTAGCAGCAATATAAACCTATACATAGCTGTTGCTAATCAACTATTAATGTAGATGTTACCTGTCCTAATGCTTCAGTGTTATGACCGCCTGCTGTTAAGGTTATTGCCCCTGCTGATGTAATCGTACCTGCTAAATCCCCTGCTGTACCGCCAGCAATACTTGTAACATCATCAGAAAAATTAGGATTAGTACCAGTTGTAACAGCACTACCTGGTATTGCATCAGCTTGATTATATGACTGACTAAATGTGAAACTGTTACCTGCTGTTTTTTGGGTAACTGTAATAGCTGGGGCTTCAGCTACGCCACTTGTAACATTCAATGACCCTAGTCCATCACTTACTGTAGTACCTGCTGCTGTAGTGTAACTTGTATCCACTCCAGAACCGCTAATGCTATAGCTGTTACCTAGTCTTGAAGAAGTAGTACTAGCACCTCCTACAGTAAGTTTTGTAGAGGCCGTTATGCTGTGGCTTAAATCTGCATAACAAGCAGGTGTAATTGCTAAAAGCAATATAGGTAAAAATCGTTTCATTTTTTTGTAGAGGGGTCAACCACAGTAGCACCAATTATTTTTATAGGTGTTTCTACCCTTATAGTTTGGTATGAATTATCACTTTGTGCAACTTCTTTAGGTTTATCTAGCTTTTCTTCTTTCTTTTTCTTACCTACGTCCACTGAAAAAGTAGCTAAACATCCTGTAAATACTGAAGCTATAAAGGTTATATCTTTAGGTGAATTATCTTTTGCCATGCCAGGTAAAGATATGTAATTTAAGCTAATTATAAAACCAGCCCAGACCATTACACCTAACCTAATAAATGTTCCTAATATCTCTAGTTGTTCTTCTTTTTCATCAAATTTTTCTTTTAGTTTTTGTAGAGGATTTTTAGATTTTTGCTCTGACATGGGTTTTTAATCTATAATAGCTGTAGATTAAGGTAAAGAAAAGTGATAGAGGTTATAGCCGCTACATCTGGTGCTTTACTTACTGCGTGTTTTATTTCAGTAGGTTCTGTATCTTATAGAGGTAGACAATCACGTGATGACTTAGTAAGAAATACAACAGCAATAGAATTATTAACAACAAAAATAGATGATATGCATGACGATATGAAAGAGGTATTTCACAGGTTAAAAGAAGTAGAACTGGCTGTAGCCGAAATAAAGCCTAGAAGGTAAAAAAAAGGCTGTCTAGCTTTGCAATGGGGATTAAACAGCCCTAGATGACCAATTTAAATTTAACGTCTACAATATGTTTGTAAAGGAACACAATGTTATGTACAAAATTCTTAAACCTATACTGCTACGCTTTCTTTCTACAACAGGATGCAAGAGATTAGTAGTAGACCTCTGTAGGTCATTTGTAAAACAGACCTCGAATACTGTTGACGATAAGTTAGTTGATCTTCTTGAGCAAAATTTATTTCCTAAATTAAATTAGACAATAAAAAACCCCTTAGTAGGGGCTGTAAAATAGTTTGTCAGGATGTGTACCAAGTCCGATAACTTGCCCTGTCTTTCCTATGTGTTGCTATAGGTTTTGTATAACTTTCAAGTTAGAACTCTTCCAAAGAAACTAACTATCAGGCTTCCCGACTATAAATATTATGAAAGTTTATCGTAAAACTTACAACGATTGATTTGAATTGAGGTACGGCGAAGGGTAACGAGGCACTTCGAGGCGAAGGGCGGGGCAAAAAGCTGAGATGAGGCGAGACACGGAGGCATACAGAACTGTCAAAGCTAAGAACAAAACCGCCTCGAGATGCACTATATAGAAGCAAATCGATGGGAGTCGAACTAGTGATCTAGTCATCTCGCAAACCTATTAAGTTATAGAGATGTTAATACACTTTTAATCGTGAAGTGTGAACGATTGATGTGAGAGAAATCGAGCTAATAAGCAATGCTCTGAGGTACACTGAGGGGAGCGACTTCGAGTCAAGGTGAGGGGTCAAAGCGTTAACTTTCATCTCCCAAACTTATTCAATCAGAGAGATGTTAAAAGGGTTTATCGTAGCACCCATAACGATTGCCATAAGATGAGTTACTAAGAGGAAAGACGCAACACGCTAATGCGAAAGGAATTGAGATCCAGCGAGCAAAGGCACAGGGAGATGAAAAGATATAAGGTGCGATAACAAGATAGGAATGGAGTCGCTAAGAAGATTTCTTAAAGTCTGACTTTTCGATCAAAGACTTTGGTAGTCTTTCTCCTTTTCTTTGCAGTTGCAAAGATTCTTTTCTAGCACCATCAGCAGCCGAAGCTATGAACGCATGATGAATCTGTTTAGTTTCTAAATCACGTTTCTTAGCTTGATCTAATTTAGAAGAATCTATGTGAGTAAATAGTCTACGAGTATGCCTACGATGTTTTTTAATACCAGCATTGGCTTGGGCTGCTGAATAATCAACAGCCTCTTTATCAGTAAGCACAACCAAAGACCCTTTTACTTCTTTGAGAACAATGGGTCTGTTAATGCCTTCACGAAGTTTTTCAATGTTGCCTCTAACAGTAACCATGCTGAACTTATCCCACTCTTTATCTGGATAACAAGTATTCCAGTAATCAAGGATATGGTCTTCTGGGATGACATCACCTTTTTGGAGTGATCTCCAATCAATGCCATCTATTCTTGGATTTGGCATTAGTCAACTATCTCCACTAATTCAGATGCAGAGAATCTACCAAATCTTGGCCTCCATGTACCTAATCCTTCAGCTTTTCCAGCCATAGTAATAATTCTATTTAATTGAGATACACTTAATATCTCATCATCAACCATTAGCTCAAATGTACATTTCCAATCTGGAAATAGTAATCTTTGCACCCAAACACCTCTTGATGTGAATGCTGTATTAGAGAAATAACTTTGGTCTTTTGTGTACATTTCTAAAGCATTTTTTGACCCTTCATATTCAATTATTGGATCATTAGTGACAACAACAGAACGTAGAACGTCTTTACCTAATTTCCATTTTGTAGCAGCGTTTCTAAGACAACGCAAGAAGTTAGCACCTGGCATATATGGATCAGAGAATCCATCAAATTCGATAGAGTTTTTAGTTTCGTTAAC